AGAAGAGAAGCTTAAAGAAGAACATCTTGAAAGAGTACAAGAGATAAGGCAGAATGTAATTAAAGTTGATTTTGGGAAAGTGCAATGACAAAAGGCCCTTTAGGAATAGATTGGCAGAAAGCTGAAGTGAAGAAGAATGGTGAGGATTGGAAAAATCCCCAGCATTATCAGAAAAAAGAGTGGGAAGCTATAGACATCATAAAATCTGTGCTTACACCTGAACAGTTTACAGGGTACTTGATTGGAAACTCTTTGAAGTATTTGCTACGTGTGAATGATAAAGACACCCCTTTAATGAATGTAGGTAAATCGGAGTGGTATAGTGTTCGTGCAGAGAACGAATTGGAGGACAAATGATTAATATTGATCACTCTCGTGATGAGAATTTTTCAGAACAAGCTTTAAAGTTGCTTAAAGATTATTATATGTTGCCTGATGAAGAAAGCCCCCAAGATGCTTTTGCTCGTGCGGCGTTAGCTTACTGTGAGGGAGACTATGATTTTGCTCAACGTATTTATGATTATGCTAGTAATCAGTGGTTTATGTTCTCTAGTCCTGTACTTAGTAATGCACCCCGCAACGGATCCACATCAACGGGTTTACCTATCAGTTGTTTTCTTAACTATGTTGGGGATAGCCTCGATAGTCTTATCGAACACAATACTGAAGTTGCATGGCTTTCCGTAAAAGGAGGGGGTGTAGGAGGCCACTGGTCGGACGTACGTGGCATTTCTGATAAAGCTCCGGGACCTATCCCGTTTATGAAAGTTGTAGACTCTGGTATGCAAGCTTGGAAACAGGGGCGTACACGGAAGGGATCATATGCGGCATATCTTGACGTGTCTCATCCTGATATAGTAGAGTTTATAAACTTTAAAGTGCCTACGGGGGGTGATACCAACCGTAAGTGTTTTAATTTATTTAATGCTGTTAACATCACAGATAAATTTATGGAGGCTGTTAAAAATGATAAACAATGGGAACTACGAGACCCTCATGCAGGGGATGTCAGAGATAAACTCTCAGCTAGAACACTGTGGCAACGAATACTTGAAGCTCGTTTCAGAACTGGGTCGCCATACTTACACTTCATCGATACCTCAAACAGAGGGTTACCAGATTGCCAAAAACAACTTGGTCTCGCAGTTAGGGGTTCTAACCTCTGCGCTGAAATCACTCTCCCTACATCTAGAGAACGCACGGCTGTCTGCTGTCTCTCCAGCGTCAACCTCGAAAAATACGACGAATGGAATGGAACAGGAATGGTTGAAGACTTGGTGCGATTCTTGGATAACGTCCTTGAGTACTTTATCCGAAATGCACCGCAAGAACTTGGAAAAGCTATCTACTCCGCAAAGCGGGAGCGTTCTATAGGTCTGGGAGCTATGGGTTTTCACGGGTACTTGCAAGCTAATAGCATACCTTGGGAAACTGATGAAGCTAAGTTTATTAACAGGCGTATGTTTAAGAACATAAACTATAAAGCTGTACAAGCAACAGGAGAACTTGCAAAAGAAAAAGGGGAAGCTCCTGATATGAAGGGCACAGGTCGTCGCAACGCGCACTTGATTGCTATTGCACCCAATGCTAACAGTTCTATTATTTGTGGTTGTACTGCTTCAATTGAACCTCTTAAGGCTAACGCCTACACTCACCGTACTCGTGCGGGTGCTCATCTTGTTAAGAGTAAGGAGTTAGAAAATGTACTCGAAAATTACGGAAGAAACGACGAAAAGACGTGGAAGAGTATTGTATCGAATCAAGGCTCTGTCCAGCATCTGGAGTTCCTCTCACCCAGCGAAAAAGAGGTTTTTAAAACGGCGTATGAGATTGACCAAACGTGGGTAGTTCAACACGCCGCTGACAGACAGACCTACGTATGTCAGGCACAGTCTGTCAATTTGTTCTTTCCAGCAGGTTCGGATAAAGGTCACGTTAACGCTGTACATCTACAGGCGTGGGAACAAGGCTTAAAGTCTCTCTACTACCTGAGGACAGATGCAGGGGCTGTAGCAGACCACATAGGCTTTTTGGTTGACCGTGTAGCTCTACAAGACGCGGAGGAAGCAGTAGAAGCAGAAGAGTGCCCGGTGTGTCAGGCATAGATGGTATGGAGGGCCTAGAGCCTAGCGACATTTGTAGTATATGTTCGTGTGAGTTTAACGAGGAAAACGAGGGCGGTATAAAAGGTTACATAGGTATACTGCCCTTTTCTTTTTGTCCCACTTGTTTTAATGGTGTAATGGATATGTTTGAACAACTAACGGAAGATTGGGACGATGCTGATCAAATTAACTAAACAAGAGATGCACGAGTGTAAAATACTTGGGCAAGATACCGTTAAAATCTGCAAGATGCAGAAGCTAACTCCTCGTCTTGATACAGAGGATGAAAGCAGAGTGCTATCTAACATTCAGGGGTTTTACGCTGAGTATGCAGTAGCTAAAGCATTGGGGTGTAAGTTTCCCATGTTTAATATAGTTACAGATGGTGGTGTTGATGTGTGGGCGGGTAACATTTCGATTGATGTTAAGTACACTAAGAATACAACTGACTTAATATTTGATGACTTTAGTGAGTTTAAGGCAGATGTAGCTGTGTTGACTAGCCCATCTGAGGTTGGAACAGACGTTATTAAGATAATAGGATGGTTAGATAAAACAACATTTGTAGAACGATCTTTTGATAAAGATTATGGGTATGGTTCCCGAAAGGTTGTTTCAAAAGACAATTTATTTTTCATCGAAAAACTATGGTTAAAAGTTATTGACGACAAGTACAGTCCTCACTATTATCATACATAGGGGTTCTTTGCGGAACCTTTTTTTATCTCTATAATAACAAGGAAAAGAAATGTCTTTATTAGCAGAATCAATAACTTACAAACCTTTTAAATACCCTTGGGCAGTAGAAGCGGCTATTTCACATGAGAAAATACACTGGGGTGAATGGGAATGTAAGTTACAAGAAGATGTTGCCCAGTGGCAATCCGGTAAGTTAAGCCCACATGAGAAGAATCACGTTACTCAAATTTTAAAACTGTTTACACAATCAGACGTTATGGTTGGGCAAAATTATCTTGAGTACTATATTCCCAAGTTTAAGAACAACGAAATCCGGGCTATGCTTACTTCTTTTGTTAATAGAGAGTTTGTTCACCAAAGAGCTTACGCTCTACTCAACGATACCTTGGGATTACCAGAAGAAGAATTTTCTGCGTTTTTAGAGTATGAGGAAATGGCTAACAAGATTGAGTTTATGAGTGACATAAACGTGAATACTATAACAGGTACAGCACAGGCTATTGCTCGATCTGTAATGAATGAAGGTATGTCGCTGTTTTCAGCGTTTGTTATGCTACTCAACTACCAGCGGTTTGGTAAGATGAGGGGTATGTGCGAGATTGTTGAGTGGAGCATTCGGGATGAAACGATGCACACCAACGGTATGGTAAAGTTATTTAGGGAGTTCTGTGATGAGCATCCCCGGATTGTTAACGATGATTTTAAGAAAAGTATCTACGAAATGTTTCGCACAGGTATTGAACTAGAAGATAAGGTTATAGATAACGCATTTCAGTTGGGTGCTGTAGAAGGGCTTACCCCTGAAGAGGTTAAAAAGTACATTCGTTACATCGCGGATCGTAGGCTGATACAGCTAGGATTGAAGGGAAACTGGAAAGTAAAAGAGAATCCTCTGCCTTGGCTGGAGTGGGTCTTAAACGGTGCTTCTCACAAGAATTTCTTTGAGGGCACTGTAACAGACTACAACGCTAATGGAATGGAAGGTGAGTGGGGTTGGGTAGCGTGACAACAGATCGTCGCGTACAGGAGCTTCTAGACCGTTTGACGTTACAGTCTGACTGTGCTAGGCTAAACCCTCTGTTAGGAGATGCTGTGTTGTTGGAGGATGCGGTTAAAATGTTAAACGAATTACGTAATAAATTAAGGTTTTGCAAACCGTATGATGAACACAAAAGCTAGCTTACTTAAATTTACTATCGATTTGAATCGGGATGGAAACCTAGAGTTTGATCTTGATTGTGTTGATACAATAGGAATGGAATCCGCGCTACGTAAATTGGGCGATCCGTGTTACGGTCATCGAATTGGTAATATAGTGCGACAGTACTTTAGAACTTTAGAAGATCGAATTAAACAGGAGAAAGCCTGATGTCGTACCTCATATCTAATATACCTTACTTTAAGTGTTGGGTGCGTAAAGAGTTTACAGCTAACCACCAAGACTACCACGGGGAGTATCTCCATGCTCTAGCGATTGCCGTGAATACCATAACGGATAGATCCCTCACATTTCAGGTTGTATTTACTGGCTGTGAGATTGACCTTGAAGAAGGTTTAGAGAATGTGCATGGGGGTGCGATGTGGGCAAGGATGCCTATCCAAGCTCTCGTGTTTGACATGGAGATGGAAGA